TGTCGGCGATCGCCCCTTTTTCCAGGATCTCGATGCCAGCGCCAGTCATCTGGAAGTCGTCACCCTCGACGAAGCCAGGCCCGGTGCCGGTGGCCGGCATGACCGAGGTGATGCTCAGCGGCATCTTGTCCAGCAGAATGGTTCCGCCCTTCATCGCGGTTTGCGGCTCGTCGGTCACAGTCGCGGCCGGTACCCGCGCCGTGTCGCCCCAGAACATGGCGGCCAGGTTGCCGGTGTACAGCTCACGCCAGTTCATGGTGATGGTCATCGCCGAGATTCGGCTGAGCGCATCATATTCACCGCCCTGGGGGGTCGTGGTGTCGGCCAGGGTGATGTCGGTTTTCTCGATTGCCTGGGTCAAGGTCGACACGAGGCCAACAGGGGTGAATGGGCCACCTACGCCGTAGGGGCGCATTTTGACCAGACCGCCGACCACGAACGTCTCGATTTCGCGTGCCATTTTACTTCTCCGAGTTTTCGCCGACGACGCCAAGCTCTTTGAGCCAGAGGATCTGTTCAGCGGTGAGTGTGAGTTCTGCACCAGCGAGGTAATCCACGCGGGCATGGGTGTGCGGTTTCAACAATGTCACCCGGCAGCCTTCAGGCACCGGGGCAGCCGAACTCCCGCCGAGTTCATCGGCGTCAATGATTTGCTTCATTTCAACGGCCCTGAATGATGGTTGTCAGGTAGACAGGAACAACAACGGCAGCAGCCTTGGTGCCGTTGCTGGGCGGGTAGGTCTCGGGGGCGGCGAGGGCGATGACGGGGATTCCCCGCGGCAGCCACTCAACTCTCCCGTCCAACATCGGTGAGATGCAGCGCAGCAGGTCAAGCTCAAGGTCCTCAATCGCACTCTCATAGTCGTTGAGCCCTGCATCAACCGCGCCGACTACATTGAACCCAGGGAACAGCTTCATTCCGTGCGGTGCGGATACGGGGCTGAGCCCTTTCGCTTTTTGAACAGCGATCAATGGAAACGCTACGTCTCGCGCGTCCAACTGCTCGTTGAACCAGCCTGTTCGAACGTTGGCGCCGGCGCCGGTGTTGTATCCGTTCGCCACCGTAATGGTCGACAGCCGGGCAATGAGGGCCTTTCGGCCCTGAGTCAGCAAGTTCTCCATGCTCAGTCCGCCGGCATCAGTGAAAAACGATTGATCAAGCTGTCGGTCCCCATGTGCTCATCGAGCACATAGCGCTTTCCACCGAGAATGATGAGGTCGCCATTGTGGGGCTCCGGAACCTCGCGGATGCGGAGGTCAACGGCATACTCGACCGGTGCCAAAAGAACGCCACCGATGCCACCAGCACTGCGTTGGAGCACCGCTCCAACCTGCTTTGGCTGGCACCCGTAGCCTGGGTCGTACAGTGCCCCGCCACGCTCACCGAAGGTTTCGAACAGCTCGTCATCCGCCTCGTCGAACAACTCGTCGAACTCCGAGCCGCCCATCACTTGGTCAACTTGATGATGGCCCGTGGCAGAGTGCACCGGCTGAGTGGGTTGCTCTGCGCTTCCAGATCAACGCCCTTGTTGTGAGGGAGCGGCTCTTGGCTCGCGTAGTACGGAACGCCAACGGTGTTGACCGTTTCCATGTAATCCGCCGGACCGTAGTTGGTGATGAACAGGCCATCAACGCCCACCGGTACCAGATATGCCACATCAGGGTCGATAAAGTTGATATTGCCAACACGGCCATAGAACTCCTCCCAGTTCACACCGCCGAAGCTGAAGCCCGCTCTGTTGTCCTGGCGCAAGAACTGCCCGTCGTTCCAGCGATCGAAGGCTTTCTGTACCGAGTCATGGTTGGTGAAGGAATCGAACCAGTTACGACCACAGACACCCAGCCAACCCTGGATGATCCCGGTACCGCCAATGGCATCCTCTGCCATACGTTTCGCATCAGTTACCTTCTGCAGCAGCTTGGTAGCGCTGGCATTCATCGCGAATGCGAGAGACTGTTGCTGGATTTCAAAACGGGCATATAGGTCCAGCAGAACCTTGGTTCCATCTGCGTCATAGACCTTGCCGCTCAGGACACCAGCGCGTTGATATCGAATCGTAGCGTCCAGGCGCTTGCGCATCTTCACCAGGCGCTTTTCCACCAGCGCCTGGATCGTCTCCAATTCACTGTCGCTGCCAAAGGCGCGAACATTTTGAACCTCGTCAGCGCGGATCGCGCCCTTGGTTGGCAGGTGAATGGTTTTGAACGGGATCGAATCGCGTTCCGAGCCGGTGGTGGGATCGCTCGGCGCGCCGCGCTCTGCCGCCGGCACCAGGGTCAGACCGTCTTTCTCACGCTCGATGAAAACTGCGGTGGTGTTCACGCCCTCTTCTTCGAAGAGCGCATCCAGGGTGGTGGGTACCGCCTGGCCCTCTGTGGGCTGGTTGATGGCGGCGGTCAGTGCGATGCAGCCAAATTGCTCGCCTTGAAAAATACTCAGATCGGCCATTTCGTTCTCCGGAAACGAAAAAACCGCCAAATGGCGGTCAAATTAATGAGGGGGGGTTGTTTAGCGCAGGATGATTCCGGCGGCGGCCAGGGAGGCTTTTGCCGGGTCAGTCAAGCCGACCAGCAGGCTCTCGATGACTTCGCATTCACGCACAACGCCAGTTGCATCGCGGTCAGCATTCGCATCACCAGAGCGGCCTTCGTAGAGAATCGCAACGTCGACGGTCTCGCCGGCCGCAGTATCAACAAAGGCAACAAACTTGCCATCGGCGTTCTTCGAGAGGACTTGTCCCGCCGGCAGATCAGCGGCAGCCGGTGCAAGGATGATCTGCTCACGAGAGCGCTCACCGTTTCCTTCGCTGAGCAGAAACGCCGCGGTGCGTGGACCTTGAGTAACAATGTCGTACTTCATCATTTTTTCCCCTTGCGGCCATTCCAGATTTCTTTAGCGGAGAACGACTGCTTTTCACCGCCCCCACCACCGCCAGCGGCAGCAGCCGCAGAGGTGGAGTCTTTCTTGATGCTGGTGAGGCTGATGCCTCGGTCTTTCGCGGCTTTGAACACGCCAAGGGCGGTTGCTTCAACAGAAGATCCGTCCTGCAGGGCTGCTTCGATCTCGGATTCGAAACCGGGCGCGGCCAGGGCCGTAATGCCCTTGTAGCGCTCGCGCTCACCAGCCACAGCCTTGGTTTCCGCCTCGGCGATCGCGGCTTTCTGGCCGGCGATATCAGGGCCGGCCACTTCGATGGTCAGCGGATCAGTGCCAGCCTCGATGGCCGCACGCAACTCCGCCGTGTTTTTTACGGTTGTAGACACAATGGTTTTCCTCAGTGGGTTGCTGGCGGGACCGGCCAGTTCGGCAATAACAGACTCAAGCGAGCCAACACGGTGGGCCAGGCCTGCTGCCACAGCGTCGGCGCCCACCTTGAGCCCGCCGTGACCACCCATTTCAGGGACTTTTTCAGCAGAAACGCCCAGGTTTCGGGCAACCTTGCTGGTGAACACATCAGCCAGGGCGTCGACTGTTTTCGCGACTTCCGCCCGGCCCTCTGCGGTTTCGATGTTGGGGCGCTTGTTTGGGGCGGAGCTGCTGACAATCTCGTAGCTCTTCTTGCCGCCCTCCTCCTTGGTGACCGTCACGTTGAGCACGACACCAATGGACCCCAGAAGCGCCGTGTCATCGACAACAACTTCACTGGCCGCACTCGTGAACCAGTAAGCGGCGCTCGCCCCGGTGCCGCCGACGTAGGCGACAATCCGTTTCTTGTCGCGCGCCTTGTAGATCATGTCTGCCAGTTCGTTGACCCCGTTGGCTTCACCGCCAGGGCTATCGACGTTCAATACGATCGCCTTCACCTTCGGATCGTCGATCGCCGCCTGCAGGTCTGTCGCCAGAACTGCGGTGCTGGTAGCGCCGCTGATCCTGGTGAACAGGTTGGCATAGCGAAAGATGGGCCCGGTGACCGGGATGATCGCCACCCCGTTGCGCATGGTCACGGTACGCGTGTTGTCCAGGGCCTTGCCCAGTCTCGCCTCCAACGCCTCTGGATTCCCCTGCCGATCAGCGATCGACATAAGGTTGTCCAGCGCATCAGGCAGCATGAGCCACGGCTGGGCGCTGGCCAGATCAAAAGCGCTTGGCATAGTCACTCCTCGTTGTCATTTGGTGGATCTGGGGGCGCCTCGGGGGATGCCGGTTGCTGGACTGGCTGCGCGGTCGTGCCGTTGGCCCTACGCTGGGCCAGCTCCCTGGCCCTCTGCTGGTTCACCTGGGTCCAGGTCTCGCCCGACATGCTGGCGGTTTCCATCGTCTCGTTGCTGATACCCGCATCGATCCGCGCTTGGGCGGCCTTGGCTTCCTTGAGCTCGTCGATAGCACCACGCGCCGGGCCAATCCAGATTGCCTTCGTGTAGGCCTTGCGAAGTGCTGGATCGTGATAACCAGGTGCTCGGATACGACCGAGAGCCACGGCCTCGTCGAACATCAGTTCGTAGCTGGGCTGGCAGAAATCGCAGACCAGCCACCAGCGGCGCATGACGTAGAAGCGCCAAGCCTGGAGCATCGCAGCACGCGCAGCGCTGTAGCTGCTGCTGTAGTGCAGCATGAGCTCTTCCATGGGTAGCTCGAGCGCGGCGCCAATCTCCTTCACGATGGCGGAGAAGAATGGGTCGAACTGCGCATTCGGCCTCGCCGGGTTCGCAACCATCGGCTCTTCGCCCTGAGCCAGGTCGACAATAGCGCCCTCACCCAACTCAATTGGCGC